TTTTCGATAAACGCGCTTTTATAGATGCTAAAATCCTCGCCGGTATGAAACCGACTTTGGAAGCGCCTTTGGTTAGCATGTTCAAGCAATACGGTATCATTCGGCATATAACCGAATATGATAGCGTGATAATGAGGACGCCCGAGGCGGTCGCCATACTCTCCACAAGCAAAGTACCTAATTTTCTCAGATATTGCATCTCTGAACCTTTTAAAGAATAATTGTAATTCCCTTTTATGAACTGATTTGTCTTCTGGTAAATTTTGATCGTTATAGGTAAGAGTGAGATAGGAGTTATCCACATGAAGCTGGGCCTCGTGAACACACCTTAAGGCCCAGCCCCTTGAGTATTCCAACCTGCACCCAATACATTGACCACAGGGGCGATATACATACGCCCCTTCATTATCGACTATACCGATTGGATAGTGGCAGGTTGAACCCATTTTTAAAGCCTAACACCGCCGCGCTTGATGCCGCGATCTTTATAACGCCGATTCATTTTGTGACGATTCGATGACCTACGGAACATACGCTTTGACCTTTTTGATGATAGCTTTTGACGTCGTCGCATTTCGCTTCCTCCTTTTTTTTTTTATTGTTTTTTGTCTGACAGTCAAGTGACTGTCAGTTAGCACTATTATATCAAGTGGGTTTTCGTGCTAACCCTTTAGGGACCTTTTTCCGTCTGGGAGCGTGGGCAGCTGCCACGGGCAGCCGCTCCCCACTACAGCCCCCATACGGTGGATGTTCAAAACGTGTTTAATGTTTTTTTTATTTCTGTAAAAATGGACATATTCATTTAATACCAATTTTTTTTTAATCTGTAAAGGTTGATTTTTTTTGTATTTTTGATTTACCCATTTTTTAAGAATTGACTTTGCATTTATCATGCCATAAACCGATTTTGAACGATCTTTTTTTTTTGATGCCGTAGTAAGCAGGAAAGACCTGCTATCAACCACGGCGATCTTACGGCGTTTAAACGCCTATTATGAATGGTCTTCAGTATACTGAAGACCATTCTTTTTTTAATTTTGTGCCTGATTGGCACGATTCTTGCCTTCAGTTTCTTTAACTTCAGACTTTTTTATATTTTCTCCTTCTTTTACATGTTCGCCTAAACCATCTGTATCCTCAGTCCAATCTGCATCGATTAGTCCGAGTTCGATTGCCTTTTCCCTATTTTCAGGATCTTCCATAAAGGTAAGAAGTTTTTCCGGACTATTTTCAAATTCTTTACGAATTTCAGCCGGCAGTAAATTGAAACTTGTTTTTGCTTCCGCCACAATATTATTCATCCTCTGGAAGTCCATGCCGGTCATATCTCCATATTTAGCTTCGATTTTTGATACATGAAGAATAAGACCGGTTTTATCATATTTTTTAATAATGTTATTTACGTCACATTCCAGTTTATGATTTTGTTCAGTTGTGTATTGAATCTTGCCATTTTCATCCACGGCACCCGGCCTTTGAAAATAGCGCCTTAATTGTTGTTTCGACGGTTTTTTACTTCCGAATTTTTCTCTGTATTTTTTTGACATTTTTTCTCCTCTGCCGCGAGCGCCGCGAGCGATCCGCAGCGCGCCCAGGCTGTTATTCTGCACCAAGAGAAATTAGTTTTGGCGTCAGAGATTTAATTATTAGCTCGAAGACTTTCATTATATGGCCAGCAGGCGCGCCATATATTTTTGATGTTCTTTCGAGTTCATTTAGTGATAGTTTTAGTTTTTTAATTTGTTTAAGGATTAACCTATGTTGCTGCTCTGTTAATCCGGTTTTAGATTCTGACTCCATTTGCTTATTTAAAAGCAGTTTAGTCTCCTCGACAATTTTGAGCACAGTTTTTACGGCAATTTTTTCCTGCTGATTTATGAGACCTTTTTCTGCTCTCATTTTTGCCGCTCTAATTAATTCTGTTTTTGCTTCTTGTAAGGTTTTCTTTTTTTGTGCCTTTTTGTGGCCGACATCGGCCAAATTTTTTGCTGATGAAGTAGCCGTTACATCAGGCACTTGAGGCTGGAAGCCGCTATAAGAAGACATTTGAGCCGAATTTCCTACATTGAAACCACCGCTACCAGCGGCTAGTATAGGGTTTAATCCTGCTATTCTCATATCTTCCATAGTATCTTGGTACCTTGTTTTATAAGCACCGTAAGACCTATCAAAAGCATTCTTTGCGGCTTTTTCCGATTGTTTATATGCATAAGCGGAATTTGGCTTTCCAATCAACTCATTACCTAAGTATTTAGCACCTACATCTACAATAGCTCCACCAATTCCACCCATTACTGAGCTTAAAAATCCCATTTTTTCTCCTCCCTAAAAGTGGTCCATATACCCAGGAACACTATAAACCGGTAATGGTCTGGTATGCCGATAGTTTAGATAAGAATCATATATGAAATGGGGTTCTGAAGGGGTTACTATTACACGATCAACAGGAGGATCTTCCACAATGAAATCCTTATCTAACGTTGGAGTGGTTCCGAACTCTATCCCCAAATGCCAAGCGTCCAATGTAGCCGCATCATTTGAGCGAAGTTTTCCTGTAACTTTTGATGGTTTATATCGCATTTCCGCAAATCTTTCCTGATAGCCGAATACATCATCATCTGTCCCTGCACCGATCGTTGCGGCGTCGATATATATTTCACGGTTAAGCACAGACTGTTCACCGAGATGAGCCAGGGAGGGCCAGTACATATCATATCGTGTCTGGTAATCATGCCATCTCTCTATCCCCTCTTGATATGTTAGGTCAGCGCGAACACACGCCAATCCGATTACAACACAATGCTCAGTAAAACTTTTTACGAAACCATGTCCTCTGAATCCAACGGTACCCATTGCGCCCAAGGCGCCCGGGGAAGAATCAGTCCTTGCCACACTGGTTATATTTACAGGACTTGAACCTCCACCAAGAAATTCGGCCCGTTGCTGACGGGCATCATCTGAAGATACCCCGTAATGACTTTTTACAATTTCTATGTACCTTGATCCGGACCTGGCATCTCTCTCTAGCAGCCTTTGAATCTGTATCGCTTGCCTTAATTCATTAACCGTTGAAGCGGTTGCGGATGCTAGATCAGTTACAATAGGTATAGTTGATGCTGATGATGATCCATATATTTGCCCTTGATCAGCATTTAGTCTATATAATCCACCACCGGTTGTTTTAATTATTCCAGGTATATTTGCAGCATCGAACCCATCATCGAAATCCATATCTGCTTGTATCGGGGCAGTAGTGCCCAAGGACAGTTGCACAGCATCTCCTTTTTGCAGAAACGGAAGACAGGAGGTAAAATAATCATGTCTTTTCCCACGCTGTAATAGAACATAATCTGTGCTGGTATCGGGTCCATCATCAATATCAACCACCACGGAATCTTGAAGGTTTTGATCCCGAAACCAATCATTATATATTTTGTTATAACTTCTTCCGAGTAGATTATTGACACTATAATTTGCCGCAATTTTTGTAGGAAACCCAAAGTAATCATATAAGGTTTCATTTGCTACATTATTAAGCGCCACCTGTGGAATTGAGTAGGATATCGAATCTCCTGGATTAATTTGTTCGCCCATCATTTTCTTAAAGTTTTCCCAAATAAGTCTAATAGGCACAGCGAAGAAAAATGTATCCATAGTCATATTATCCATAATTGGATACGTTGGGGTAGCAAGCCTACTAAATCCGGTAACATTAAGTTGCATAGTATCCCCCGGGACCGCAAGGTCCGTGAAGATAGGTACCAACCATCCGGCATCGAAAGTTGTTTTAAATCCGTGGGACCGGTCAAATGTAGACCTGGGAATATTTACTCCCGGCACTTCTGAAAACCTATGGTTCATTACGCTTTTCATTTTCATTACTAGTTACCTCCATCTCTGTTTGTTATTATTGATCCACCCTCCAGGACCAGCTCATTATCTTCTATCACCACTGAAGTTTTGATATTGAAACGAGCAATTTTATACAGCTCGAAATCATGTGGCCACATTCTAAGAGGACTATTATTTTCTTCTGCCATTAGCATGTAACGCCTTTTTGCAAATAGAGTATTACGAGCAAAAAAAGGCGTGTCGAAACTTTCTCCTTTTTTGTCATATATTGCATAGATTGATAACCAACGTAAGTCTTCGTCCAGCTCATCAAATTTATCTTCTTTACTCATTTTTAATTACCTCCAAATTTCTTTTTAATGATTTTGTTTTTGATTTTGTGTAATTGTCTAAATGTAATCCTCTTAGACCTGCTTTTGACGGATTTTCTCCATATTTTTCTTGAAATTTTTTTCTTTTCCTTTTCACCTCCTTATATCCTTTAGGGTTAGTTTTTTTGTATCTCTCATCATAATACCTTATTGGCCGCATTTTGCGGCCTCGCATAGTTACATAATCTTTAGGATAGACATCTGACATATATTTTTCGATCCAATCTGCACCGATTCCAGGTGAACGACTCATTAATGCAAATTCAGGATTCTTTCCCTTATAATGTCCAGGTGCCATTTTCCCATTGATCTTTTTTGTACAGTACCTTGCAACATATGCAGC